TTAGGGATCAAATCAATCACGATCTTATCCCACAACTGTTTGCAATCAATGGCTTTTCCGTTGATGTGCTGCCGCAGATTGATTATACACAACCGGACAATGTTGGTCTGGATGAGTTGAGTAAGTTTATTCAACGTTGTGCTTCTGTTGGTATGCTCAAGCAAGATGCCGCCACTCTGAATTGGATTGCAGAACAGGCAGGAATGCCAATTCCCTTTGATGATGAAGAAACCACGATTGAGGATGTTCGTACACAAGTGACAGGATATTCTTCGGGTGCGGGTGAAGGTGGGGCAACTCCTGGGGAAGGAACGGCTAAGTCTGTGTTAGGCAGAGATACCACAATTTCTAACCTAGAAAATACATAGGAGATAGTGTGAAGAATTTTAAAGAAGCGTTAACAAATCTCCTGAAGGAATATGGGATTATCAAGAAATCAGAAGAACAGATGATTTCCTACGAGGTGGTATATGAACCGGACACCAAGGATGCACAGAATCAGTGGATGTCCAAGGAAACGCTGGAAAAGGCTTGTGAAAACTTCAATGAGAATCTGAAACGTGGCGTTGTCAAATCAAATTTATTCCACGTTAAAGAAACAGACCTTTTCACCATTGAAGACACATGGATTCAAAAAGAGTTTGATGTTGTTGTAGATGGAACGGATCAGCCGATTAAAGCTGGAACATGGATTGCAAAATTACAGTTCAATGATCCTGGTTTATGGCAATTAAAGAAATCCGGTGTTCTTGGCGGTGTGTCTTTGGGTGGCAGGGGATATGTCAACGAAGAAACTGGTGAAATTACAGACCTAACTTTTGATGATCCAAATGAGGAAAATGAATGACAGAAGAAATTAATAAAAAGAAGTCTGTGAAGTTACAGCCTCATCTGGCTATCACACACAATGAACTTCAATCTGGTGCTAGTAATGGTCGCAATGTTTCTCTTTTAATGAAGTCTGTGGACATCACAGATGAACAAAAGGAAATCCTTAAGTCCATTGTTGGTGAAGAATGGATTGAGAAGGTGAGTTACAACGGCTTACGTAATCTGCTCAACGAAGCAATTGAAGTTTATAAAACTGATAAGTGGAGTTGGGCGTATGTAGAGGATTTTGATGAGACTACTGTAGTCTTTTCAAATAGTGATGGGGTTTATGCAGTTCAATATACACTACAAGATAATAAGGTAGTTTTGAATTCTAATGCTATTCCCGTCAACCGGGTAATCTCGTATGAAACAGATAGCAATTCATTAGTGCTTTCTGATTCTGTTGACGGGGTTGATCCTAATGTTCTTGTGTTAATCAAGAAATCATTTGAAAAGATTTCTAATAATGATAAACTCAAGAGTGTTTTTAAATCAAAACAAGAAAAAGGCAAACAACTAATGGAACAAGAAATTCAAAAGGCTGTAGATGCTGCTGTTGGCGTGATGAAGACCGACCTGCAAAAAGCACAAGCCGACCTATCCGAAGCAAAGCAGTCTCTTGAAAAGGCCGTTGCAGAACGGGACGCTCTACAAGAAAAACTGGATGCTATTGAAAAGGCCGCAAAGGAAGCTGCGGAAGCACAACGTAAAGAAGCACTGAAGGCTGTAATTGCTGACGAAAAGCAAGTGGAAACTCTGTTCAAGGCTTTCTCTGCACTAGACGATGAAGCATTCGCTGAAGTTATCAAGTCTTATGAGATTAAGAATGAACAACTTGAAAATGGTGATTTGTTCGTTCAAAAGAGTGGTAATGGTGGGGAGCAAGAACAAGTTGAATCTAACCTTGCCAAAATGCTGCGTGAACAATACGCTTCCAAGTAATTTTAGAAATAATAAAAACAATAATAGAGGAATCCTAAAATGGCTCTAATTAATATCGAACGCGATATGCTCTCTGACCTTGTTGTTCACGAGATTGATCCTTCTGTGGGCTATGCCCGCCGCGTAATTGCGCTAAGTGACACCGCAACAGCATTTCCAATGGGCACTGTTGTAAAGCGTACCATCGCATCTGGTCAACTAGATCAGGGCGCACAATTTGCTAAGGCTGCCGTTGGCGACTTGGTTGCAACTAACGAATTTGCTGTTGTGTTTGGTGATGCTTTTGGTTGCAAGGAAACTTTCACCACTTCTGGCAATGCTGGCGACAAGGCTGTTGCCTTTGTTCGTGGTGAAGTGATTCTCAAGGATGAACTTCTGATGAAGTCTCTTAGTATCACAGACCGCACTTCTGCTGACTACAAGGCTCTTAAGGCTCTGCTAGAAAAGCAAGGTATTATCATTGAAACTACTCTTGGTGCTTAATTCTCACCTAAGAAAAATAATAGATAACAAAGAAAATTTGGAGAAATAAGTAAAATGGCTATTGCAAATCCTTTCAAACTTGGTAAGGTTGCTGATCTATCCCAAGAGATTAATATTATTCCTAATACTTGGGGTGTTATTCAAACCCTGGGTATTTTCCGTAACGAACCCAAAGCCCAAAAAACCGTGCTGATCCCTCGCACCACCGAGGAAGATGCCATTGCTGTTGACCGTAACTGGGACGAACGAAACTCCGCTATCAAGGGTGGTAAGCGTGATGTTCTACCCCTGGTCATCCCCCACTACCCCATTGATGATACCATCACCCCCAATGATGTTGATGGTAATGTTGATTGGGATAGTCTGATGGCTGGTGGCAATGCAACACTAACCGTTGACCGTGTTCGTGCTGAAAAGATGGCCCGTCTGCGTCGCGCCCATGCTCTCACCATGGAATATGCCCGCGCACAACTTCTGAAGGACGGCAGTGTTTATGCACCCAACGGCACTGTCACTACCAATTTTTATACTGAATTCGGCACCGCACGAGAAACCAAGTATTTTAATTTGGCTTCTACCACTGATAATCCCATCAGCAAGGTGGAAGTGGCTCTTGCTTATATTCAAGACCATCTGAAGTCTGGGGATGTTGTGAGCGATTTTGTTGCCCTGTGTTCCCCTGAATTCTTCAGTGCTTTGATCAGCAACCCATTTGTGTATGAGAGTTATCAGTATTTCGCGCAAGCACAAGGCCCAGCACTGATGAACGGTCGCCTAGTTGCTGGTCGTCCTTGGGATGCTCGTTTCCGTTGGTTTGAATATGGTGGTGTTAAGTTCATTGAGGTTCGTGGGCAAATTAATGGTGTCAACTATGTTGAAGCCAATAAGGCATACATGCTGCCAATGGGTACTGATTCTTTCCGTACCTTCTTCGCTCCCGCAAACCGATTTGCTACCGTGAATCGTACTGCACAAGAGGTGTATTACTTTGAATACGCCAACCAGAAGGATGACATTATTGAAATTATGTCAGAATCTAACTTCCTGAACGCTCTACTGCGTCCAGACACTGTTATCACCTTAGACAAGGCTGCGTCCTAAATGATGATGGGAGGGGAATCCCTCTGGGTTCCCTTCCTTTTATTTTGTCTGAATAAGGAGATAACATGGCAGTGAATGACCCAACACCAGAAGAAATTACAGAAAAAATTTTACTGGTTAGGATTTTAATTGGGGACTTACCAGCAAGTATTTTTTATCCTATCCTTTCTGACGATGAAATTGAAGCATTGCTGCGATTAGAAAATTGGGATGTAAAACGTGCTGCAAGAAGGGCTGCTATTTCTGCTGCTTTTTATCTTTCTGGGTGGAGCACACGAGAAGTCTCTGGTGAAATTGAGGTTTGGAATTCTGCTGCTGTAGAGTACAAGAAAGTATTAGATCAATTCCTTGACGAATCTAATGCTCTATCTCTTCCAAATGATATTGTTGCCTATGCCGCAGGGATTAGTAAATCTGATGTCTGCGCACATAATAACAATCCAGACACCAATAGAAGTCCTCTGGCAAGAATAACTCCGTGTTTAGCTTGGTGGACAAAAGTTAAACACTATGAAAAGTGTTGTTCTAATGACATCCTAACAATTTTAAATGGAATCTAATTATGGCATACCCAAATAAAGCTATGCGTCTTGACGCGGAAGTGAAAGAAGAAATTCTCACTCAAGTTCAAACAAACGCCCCTACAGGAACAGAGCGCGGTGGCGTTCTACAACAACCAGCAATTGCTGATCTTATTGCGGCACCAGACGAGACTGATTTCAACGGGCTTCTTGCGGCACTTCGTGCTGCCGGAATCTTAGCAGAAGAGTAAGGAATAAATAATGCCTATTACAAAGAGAACAAAGCCTTTGTTTAGGCTAACAAATTCTACAACAATTCAAGTGAAGCGCCCTGGTACAATTACAATGGTGAATGGAAGACCTGTAGTAGGGCCTTCCACGACACACGAAATAGTAGGGAATATTCAACCAGTAAAGCACGACACGGTATTAAAAATGCCAGAATCCGAAAGAACAAAAGAATGGTATTTAATCCTTTGTGATTTAGATCAGAATATTCGTTCTGCAAAAGAGGGTGAAAACGGGTGGGAATCAGATGAAATCGTTTGGAATGGTTTAGAATTCCGGGTGATGAAAGTTCTCCCCTATGCTATGGGTGTTTTAGATCATCTTGAAGTATACGTTGCAAGAACTCCTATTTCTGCCGGAGTCTAAATATGGGCGCATCTGTTTCCGTTAAGTTAAAACTTGATGATCGTGTTTGGAAAAAGATGGAACGCAGGTTGAAGCGTATCCAAAGCAAATCTGTCCGTGTTGGGTGGTGGAGAAGTTATTATCCAGACGGAACGAGTGTAGCACAAGTTGCTGCGTGGAATGAAGAAGGACACCTTAATGGTGGCATGTTCCCTGGCACATTTACCCCACCAAGACCGTTTATAAGGACAGGTTTTCTACCAAAAGCAAAAAATGTTTTGAATGAATATTCAAAGTTATTTTTCCTATATGTTGATGGCTCGGTGAAGATTTCTGATTTTTGGGGGGCAATGTCTAGAGAGTTAGAAGAAAAAATGAAAGAATCCATTCTTGAATTTAAATCCCCAGGAAATGCTGAAGTCACCATCTCCATGAAAGGGTTTGACGATCCCTTGATAAATACCGGGAACCTCTATGACAGTGTTAAGACGACGCTGGTGAAGTTTTCTAAATCTTCGTAGGAGAACATATGGCTTTTTATGATGATTTAGAAGCAAGCATCTACCGGGCGACGACAAAAGCATTAGCGTTGACAGGATACCCGGATGTTCAAGTTATTTATGCAAAATCAAATACCCTGGAACCATCTGAAACATATTGTGTAATCAACATCATCGACGTTGTACAGAACGGGTTTACAAACGAAAGCACAAGACTTGTCTTTGATAAGTTATATACAACAACACATTATTCTGCAAATATACAATATTCCATTATTGGGGAATCAGCAAGAAGTGTTGCACCAGAATTGAGGCATACGATTGTAAATAATCGTGCCTGTTATTTTGCGTTTAACGAACAGAGTTTAGGTATCCTCCGCAAGAGTCAACTAAGAAATGTTCCTCAATTGAGAGATACACAATGGGTTGATTGTTTAAATTTTGATGTGGAGTTGAGTTTTGCCGTTTCTTCTGTACAAGATATGAATCAGGTAGATTACATTGAGTTTGACAGGGAGTGGATGCCGTCAAATCCCCCTACTACAACATAATTCCATAAAACAATAAGGAAAAATAAATGGGACAGATAGATCAAATCGTAAATGTCAACATCAGTCGTCAAACAACACAAGTTGAAATGGCTGCGTTTGACATCCCACTAATTCTTGTGGAAATGTCTGTAAATGACGAAATTACATTTACAGACCGTGTTCGCACATATACATCTTTGGAAGCCCTTGCTGGTGATCTTCCAGAAACACACAAGGCATATGTAATTGCTACCAAACTTCTTGGTGGTGACATCAAACCTTCTACTTTTAAGGTGGGTAAAAAGAAAGTTTCAGAATCTTATGTAGAAGCCATTCGCGCTGTACAAGATTTTGATGACACTTGGTATGCGCTGATTGCGGATAGTCACGAAGATGCAGATATCAATGCAATTTCAGAATATATCCAAGGAACCCGTAAAGTTTATTTTACATCTACAGCCACACAAGAGGCGTTTCAGCAGAGTCAAGCGGTGACTTATACCACAGTGGTAACTTTCCGCGACCTTGACCTTGCAGAAACGGGTGACGAACTGACAATTCGTATTGCTGGTAAGAATTATAGTGTTACGGCAACAGGTGTTGCTGGCAGTGCGACATGGGGGGCACTAACGGCTGTAGATGGTGGTCTATTTGCCGGTACAGCCACAGTGGTTGGGAACGTAATGACTGTAGAAGATACTACAATGGCTTTCACCATTACAAAGGCTTCTCAATCTATTGCTGACACAGATGCTTACAGCGGCGATCTTGATGCTGCCGATATCGGTTTAAACGATCCTGTTGGCATGGATATTGGTCAACGACTCTGGTTTAAGTTGATGTTCAGGACAGTGATCCTTTGGTCTGCTACAGCGGATACAGAGTACCCAGAAGCTGCTTGGGTAGGCCCACAAATTGTTGAGGTTCCTGGTAGCAATACTTGGGAATATAAACGTCTTGTGGGTGTTACTGTAAGTCGATTGTCTGACAGTCAAATTAATATTCTTGAAAATAGGGGATATAATTACTATATTCCTGTCAAGGGTGTAAACATTACTCGTAGAGGCAAAGCCCTCGATAAAGACTGGGTGGATTAACTCCAATACAAACATTGTATCAGTCCGTAATAGAAGAAACTCTATTATGTGTGACCCAGGGTAAATATTTCACACGCCACTCTAATTGCTGGAAACTCCTTAGAGCTTTCTTGACTACAACGCAATATCTATGCTATCATATAGATATAAACGTGAATGTTGAAAACAAGAAGGATTGGAGGATTTTTGGTGTTTGAAAGTATTTTTGACGGTTTAATGCTGGGAGACGGTTATCTCCTAATGAAGAAAGGCTCTAGGAATGCGATTTATGGGCATTCCTGTAAAGAGTATGAATACATTGAGTGGTTGGTTAATTGCATAACCAAAAGCAATTTTAACCATAACCATAAGATTTACAATAAAGATAATGGTTACAATACCGGAAGAGTTTATCAATTCTATACTAGAGTTAATCCTTGGTTAACGGAGCAGTATAGAAGGTGGTACCCAGATGGCAAAAAAGTTGTACCATCCGATTTAGCTCTCACAAAAGATATACTGCGTCATTGGTATATTGGTGACGGGTGCTTGGACTCTGCTAAGAATTATTTGAGGCAAATAGCAATATCATCGCATTCTTTTTCAAAGGAATGTAGAGAATTTTTGTGTCATCAAATTAGATCATTAGGGTTTAAGGCAAGTAATCGTGAAAATGGACTTATTTGTATTCCCAAAACTTCAGTAAAACCATTCCTTGAGTATATTGGCGACCCAGAAACGAGTTGCTATAGATACAAGTGGGATATTCAAAAATACGTTGGAAAACAACCAAAATACTCCTGATGGACAATCAGCAGCGAAGCCCGTGAGGGAACGTTCAACGACTAGCCGTGAGGCGTAGGGGTCAAGTGACCTCGAAATGGGTGGGGTCGTAACATGAAAGATGACGATCAAGATATAGTCTGGTCTATACAGAGATGTATAGTTCTTTTACCAAAAGAAGCACTGTCTAACGAGCAGTGTTAACATAAACGACAATCATAGGTGTAGATTGGCTACATGCGCGGTTGCAAGAACAAATCTATTTCCGACTAGTAAATACACGCAAAATTTCTTACACAGATTCTGGATTAACTATTATCGAGAATGAAATCCGGAGTGTATTTTCACAAGCTATTGCTAATGGTTTCATTGACACATACACACTGAATATCCCCAAGGTGTTGTCTATTCCTGAGAATGTTCGTGCTCAACGCAAGGTGGAAACTATCACGTTTGATGCGCGTATTCAGGGTGCTGTTTCTACAGTGGTCATTCGTGGGACTATCCACAGTTAAGTCATTGATTATAGGGAAGAAAATGTTCTTCCCTATTCCTCAAATTAAAATAAATAACCAAGGAATATAAAGAAAATGGCTAATAGTAGCTTACTAGGAACCTATAGTCCAGAGGATGTCACAGTTGTACTGAGTAATGCCCAGTTTACACACACGGCTTCTGGCTTTGCGGATGGATCGTTCCTCACAATTACTCGTGTTATCCCCGCTGCAACTCTCTACACCGGCGCAGATGCTTCCAGTGCTCGTGTTCTGCGCAGGGTGAAGAATCTGGATATTACATTCATGCTTCACCAGTCTTCAGAAACAAACGATGTTCTTTCTCAACTTCAAATCCTGGACGAGCAGGCACATAATAACGATAATCTGTTTTCCATCACCATCAAGGACAATATGGGACGAAGCGTTTATTCAAGTGATAATTGCTTCATTGGTACAACCCCTGATGGTGAATTCGGAACCGAACTGTCTACCCGTTCTTGGATTCTGCACTCTGTTGGTAGCGAAGTGTTCCATGGTGGTAACGCTAAATTCAATCCTGATACAGCCACCACTGTTCAAGACCTTGGATACACTCCAAACCAATATTGGACAACCTAATAGCTTCTAACGTTATTTGAAGAGGCTACTCTTGTAGCCTTTTCTATTTATTAGGAGATATTATGGCAATTGCAGTTTACTCACCAGAAGATGTTGTCGTTCTTCTGGCAGGATTTATAAATATTTCTGGGTTTGCTGAAGGAACCTTCGTCAGTATTTCAAAGGATGTTGGAAACTTTTCAACCAGGGAGAGTAGTGATGGTGTGGTGAGCAGAAACCATGCAAAAAGTGCAACATATACTGTCACCCTCACTCTTGCCTCTACATCTGAAAGCAATCAAGCGTTAAGTATTGCATCGGCATTAGATAATGCTACTAAGATGGGTATGTTTCCATTTATTATTAAAGATACGTTGGGAAGCACTCTTTTTTTTGCACCTAAAGCATGGATTGAGAATCTTCCCGATACCCCGTTTGATGTTAATGTTACAGATCGTAAGTGGAACATAAAATGCTCTAATGCCGTTCTTACGGTGGGGGGTAATGAGTCTCCATCAAGCCTCCTGGGCGATTTGCTTGCGGTTGGTGGTGGAATGCTTGGTAATGCTCTCTAGGAGAAAATATGTCAGTACAAACGTATAGTGCTTCTAAAGTGGTGTTATCAATTGGTGGATATAATGTTGAGGGATGGGACAAAATCACAATTTCACCCGACATGCCGACATTCAGACAAATCAATGGTATCCGGGGGAAGAATGCTCGTGTTCGGTTACAGAATACGGGTGCTACGATTAAGGTGGAAGTCCCCCTCACTAGTGTATTGAATCCAATCTTCTACGAGCTTGTAAAACTGGATGCAAAACAAGGTACTGGAAGATTAGAGATAACAGTTAAAGATGTCATGGGGTGGGAAATATTTTCCACAACAAAAGCATATGTAGAAGCTCCCGCTGAAGCGGAGTTTTCAGAAAAAATAGCATCTAGGGTTTGGACAATTCGTTGTCTTGATTCTGAAAGAGATAAAGGAAGTGGGTGGGGTGTTGCATCCATGTTTGATTCACTGTTTTAATTATTAAAATTCTATAATAGGGGAATATTATGGCTATTTATGTACCGGAAGAGATTACAAAAGAAATTGGTAAGAACCGTTATCTTATCAAAGCACTTCCTGCCGAATATGGTTTAAATGTTATGAATACTCTGCAAGCACTGGAAGGAAATCCATCTGCGGAATTTATGAAGCAACTCGTTCTCCGTAGCGTCACTGTAAATAACATGCAACCCAACGATGAGTGGTTTAATAAGAACTTCTCGCGTAATTACAAAGAGTTGTATGAACTGTTCAAGGCGATTGTCGATTTCAACTTTGGCGAAATGGGGGACGAAGACTCCCCAAACGTGGACAGCGTTACTTCAGAGTAACGCAGGACACAGATAAGAATGCAAGACACACGAAGGAATACAATCGTCTTTTAAAAGAATTTAAAGGGGATTATAGAATCCTTCGTGTCATATTTGCTTCAAGCGATCCTATCGCTACGCTACACAATATAAGGAATGGAACATACTCCATTATAACCTTCTTGAATATGTTAGAAATGCTGGATGTGAAAGAAACGCTACGTGAAGAAGAAATATTCCAAGACAAATTAAAACATCAAAATAAGTAGGGGAAGCAGGCAATGCCAATGATTGCTAACTATTACGCACAGGTGGGTATCCAAATTGACCCCTCTGGTGCAGCAAAAATAACTCGTTATTTGAACGGAATAAAGCGTCAAATGGCTTCTTTCCAATCCCAATTAGCAAAAACTTCAGAAGTTAATCTGAGAGTAAACATTGATACAAAAAAATCAATGGTGGGTTTAAACAGAAGTCTACGTGCATTGTCTAGCGGCGCATCTCTTACAGTTAGAAATGTTAATTTTTCAAAATCAGAACTTTTGAAAAGTTTAAATAAGACTATTAGTGGAAGTCACGGAAGAACAAATCTCCGCATTGGTGCATTACTATCCCAAGAAAGCCTAAATGGGATGAGGGCACAATTACGAGCTTCCATCAATTCTCTTGTTGTTTCTCCTACCATCCGTCCTAATGTTGTCCCGCGTGTAAGAAGAGGAAGCGCGGCAGGAACAGTAGAGGGTGGTGGATATTCAAGACGTTCCATGGGGGGATTATCTCCATTTTCTAAAAGAGGAATGAACCC